CGGGCACATATTGAAAGCTCAAGAGGTACTCCTAGACAAAATAGAGAATATTGCTGTAAAGATGGAAACTTTGCAGAAGGAGGTGAACTCCCTAAGGGGAGAGAAGGAAGCCGTGATGAACTGGCAACTTCCTTCCTCTCCGCTCTCACCAAGGGCGCTAGAGGAATTTCTGAATTCGCCAAAGAGAACCCCGGAACGTGGATGTTCTCCGGACATACTATGCTCCGAAACGCTCTTTCCTTGCAAACACCTGTTGCAAGACCCGGAGTCCATGTTCAATGGATTTACGGTCCCCCCGGAGTGGGAAAATCAAGAAGAGCCCATGAGCTCTTCCCTGAAGCGTATGTAAAGGAACCAAGAACGAAATGGTGGAACGGATATCTAATGGAAAAAGAAGTCATCATAGATGATTTCGGCCCAGGAGGAATCGATATTAATCATCTGTTAAGGTGGTTTGATCGATATCCATGTATCGTAGAAAATAAAGGAGGAATGATCCCCTTAGTAGCAGATAAGTTTGTTGTAACTAGTAACTTTCATCCGAAAGATATCTTTAAATGGGGTGATGAGGTTAATCCTCAATTACCTGCGTTAGAACGCAGGATTGTACTGGAATATATGGAAATAAACTATACTTGATCGCAGGCCAATTGGTCCGAGAAAGGTTGCGTGTCTGATGACCAATCATGCACGCGACCTGGCCGTGTGGCGAAGCGCGTCGGAGCCGGCGTAAGCCGGCGAGGACGGTCAGCTAGCTACAGGCCTAGTGCGTGCTTGATTGTTCATCTAAGTACGCGGCGGGGGGGGGTTCCTAAGGGGGGGGCCCGCAGGCCCCCCCCGTTAGCTGGGGGGTGGCCGAGCGAAGCGAGGCCAGGGGGGCGAAGCCCCCCTGCGGCGTAGCGAAGCGGAGCCGCTCCGGGGGGGTGGAGGGGGGGACTCCCCCCTCCTATAAAAGGGCCCGTGTGCATGGTAATACTCATAGCACACGGTTCATATGGCTTTCAAAAGGAAACGCACGTATGGACCACGGACCGGAGGTCGCCTTAAGAGGAGGCGACGTGCTGCACGCATGAAAAGACGTGGAAAACGTTCATCGTATGGAACCAGTAAACTCGCGTCTGGGTTCTCAGGAATCCAGATGGTTAATAGAAAGTTCCGTCCGAGACAATGGAGACGGGACATATTCAAAGATACCCAATTCAAGCCGCACTACCGTTCAGCTGCTTCAAACACAGGAACAATTTCAACAGGAACCGTATTAGGTGAAGGGTCGTTAACTAGAAGGGAAGCGATGGAAGACGGAGCGGATTTCTACACAAACGCGGGAGGTGCTCTCCCGTTAGACGGAACCACTGGAGTTCCCGTATTCGATGGAGATATCGTTGTCAGAGGAGGTAAAATGATGTTGAGTCTGACTAATCAATCGACGGACGATGCCGTGTTGATTAAGATATGGATCCTATGGTCGGTAAAGAACCCAAACTTCACGAACTTCCCCACGACTTTGCAAGTGGGTGATACGCCGGACGTGGACAATGAGTTCAGAGCTCTGTATGGAAGAATGTATCCCGTCCGGCAGATGATGTTAGAACCTCTTACTTCTATACAAGTTGAAAAAAGAATCCCAATAATGAAGATAGACCGAGCCGTGTGGTCGATCGATGGAGGTCATCCTTATTGGATAATCTTCATAGCCAATCTGAAGGATACGACTAGCGCGGGTGTGACGCAAATTAGCTCGTTCAACCTATCGTTTGTGGGCGACGCCCTCACGCCAACTTAATTTAATGTACCGTGTAAAGCAAGATAAGCCAGCTCGAGGGTAAGTATTACCCCTCGAGCCTGGCTTATGGCTTATTTGTATCTATAAATACCATCAATAAAGAGAATCGTTATGGCTCAGAGACAACTTAGAGCTGTCTGTTTTACTTTGAATAACTACACTGAAGAAGAGTATGAGAGCGCCATCCGGTATGCCGAGGAAAAAGGCAGTTACTGGATCGTCGGAAGAGAAGTCGGAGATGCTGGGACTCCTCATCTCCAGGGGTACATCAAGCTTCGCCGACGGACTGATTTCAATGTTGTTAAATCAGGCCTCAACCCTCGGGCACATATTGAAAGCTCAAGAGGTACTCCTAGACAAAATAGAGAATATTGCTGTAAAGATGGAAACTTTGCAGAAGGAGGTGAACTCCCTAAGGGGAGAGAAGGAAGCCGTGATGAAC